GCCTCGGCCGCGATCGGCAAGGCGGGCGGTCCGCCGTCGGTCAACAGCAGGGCCACATCCGCCCGCGCCGCCAGCCGCACGTCGGCCGCCAGAGCCCGCGTCTTGTCGATCACGAGAGCGGGTTTGCGGCAGCCCTCGACCACATGTCGGGCGGTGATCCAGCGACCGTCCCCGGCGATGGAGAAGGCCGTGCCGGACACAGGCTCATGCTCGTCGGACGTGTCGACGGTGACGGAAGGATCAAAAGGCGTGATCGGTCCCAGCAGGGGTCCGGACGCATCGTCCGCGTGCTGATCATGGGGCGCGTCGGCGCGCTCGCCCCGGTTCAGGGAGGCGATCAGGATCACCCCAATGACGGCTGCGTAGATCGTCCAGTCAGGAAGGTGGGGAAAGCGCAAGGCCGCCCCCTCAGCCCGTCAGGGCCGCCGCCAGGATCAGGGCGGTCGACAGCTTGGCCCCGGCCAGGACCACGGCGGCGGAGACTTCGCCCTTCTCAATCCGTTGCGGCAGGCCGTGCAGCAGGAAATCGACGACGCGGAAGGCCAGCAGTTGCAGCACCACCGTCGCCACGCCCCAGATGGCGATGTCGCGGATCGAGTTCGACACGGACAGGGACACCGCCAGCGGAATGGCCAACCCGACCAGAACCCCGGCAAAGGCCACGGCGGCGGCGGCGTTGCCCTGGCGGATCAGGGCGATCTCGCGCCACGGCGTCAGCAGGGCGTAGACCGCCGCCCCGGCCGCCAGCAGGCCGAAGGTCACGACCAGATGCAGCATCAGGATCGGAAAACCGGTCGCGAACGCCTGGAGTTCAGGGGTCGACAGAACGCCCGGCAACGACGAGGTCTCCATCACGACGAACCCTAGCCTCCCAGCCTGAAGGGGAACGAAACCAAAACACCCTTGCCCGAAAGCTCGGCGCTTCCGCTAGGGCGCCCGCGCCACAGTCGGCGGACAAAGCGTCCGACCGGCGATGACCTCAAGCAGCGTCGACGGCGTCGCGTTCGGCCTTCAGGCGCGCAGAGGCCCGCAGCTTCTCGCTTTCGGACTTCAGCTGGCCGCAGGCGGCCAGGATGTCGCGGCCGCGCGGGGTACGGATGGGCGAGGCGTAGCCGGCCTTGTTCAGGATGGCGGCGAAGGTCTCGATCGTCTTCCAGTCCGAGCACTGATAGTCCGTGCCGGGCCAGGGATTGAACGGGATCAGATTGACCTTGGACGGAATGCCCTCGATCAGCTTGATCAGGGCGCGCGCCTCGGCCGGGCTGTCATTGACGCCCTTCAGCATGACGTATTCGAACGTCACCCGGCGCGCATTGGACAGGCCGGGATAGGCGCGGATGGCCGCCATCAGCTGTTCCAGCGGATACTTCTTGTTCAGCGGCACCAGCTGGTCGCGCAAGGGGTCGTTGGTGGCGTGCAGGCTGATGGCCAGCATGGCCGCCGTGCGCTCGCCCAGAGCGTTCAGCTGCGGCACGACGCCCGAGGTCGACACGGTGATACGGCGCCGCGACAGGGCGATGCCTTCGTTGTCGGAGATGATGTCGATGGCGTTGGCGACGTGATCCAGATTGTAGAGCGGCTCGCCCATGCCCATGAAGACGATGTTGGACAGACGACGGTCTTCCTTGGGCGAGGGCCACTCGTCCAGGTCGTCGCGGGCCACCTGGACCTGGGCCACGATCTCGGCCGTCGTCAGGTTGCGGACCAGCTTCTGCGTGCCGGTATGGCAGAAGGTGCAGTTCAGGGTGCAGCCGACCTGGGAGGACACGCACAGGGCGCCCGCCCGGCCCACGTCGGGAATGTAGACGGTTTCAATCTCGATGCCCGGCGCCGTGCGGATCAGCCATTTGCGGGTGCCGTCCTTGGACACCTGACGCTCGACGATCTCGGGACGGGCCAGGGTGAAGGCCTCGGCCAGGCCCGCGCGGGTCTCCTTCCCGATATCGCTCATCAGGGCGAAGTCGGTGACGCCGTAGTGGTGGATCCAGCGCCACACCTGTGAGGCGCGCATCCGGGCCTTCTCCGGCGGACAGATTCCCGCGTCGATCAGGGCCTGGCGCAGTTCGTCACGCGTCAGACCGCTGAGGTTGACGGGCGTCTTGGCTGAAGCGCTGGCGCGCGAAAGATCGAGCGTGATGCTCAAGGGCGGATGTCCTGCGGCGAAAGTTGAAGCGGCGGCGTCTAACACAGATGGGGCGTCTTGTCGCCTTTGGCCATTCGGGGGCCACGTGCGGGTTGATAGACGACGAACGAGGCGCTAGAGGGGCGGCCGTTGGGGAGTAGCTTCTGACATATCCCAGTCGGGATCGCGTCAACATACTTGCCTCAGGGCATGGCGCGATCAGCGGATCTTCCGCCTAGCGAGACCAGCATGCTGCACCCGTGGGGCCGGCCCGCGCGTGGAGCGTGCTGTCATACGCCCGGCCGAGTCCCCGTCTCCACTATGATGTCTCCGTTCGCTATCGCCGTGCTGTCGCTCAGCATGTCCGCCGACGCCTTCGCCGCCGCCATCGGGCGCGGCGCCCAGCATCGCCCTACCGTTCCTCAGGCCCTGCGATCCGGCCTGGTGTTCGGCGTGGTCGAGGCGATCACGCCCCTGATCGGCTTCGCCCTGGGCGTGGCGGCCGCTGGCTTCGTCGAGGCGGTCGACCACTGGATCGCCTTCGGCCTGCTGGGCGCGGTCGGCGCCAGGATGATCTGGGAGGCGCTGAAGCGCGACGAGGATGCGGCCGAGGCAACCGCTCCCGTCGGCAAGGCGGCGTCGCGCGGCATGCTGGCTCTGATCGCGACCGCTGTGGGAACCTCGATCGACGCGGGCGCTGTTGGCGTGGGCCTGGCCCTGCTGGAAGCCAATATCTGGCTGATCGCCTTCTGCATCGGCTTCACCACCTTCGTCATGGCGACCGTCGGCCTGTTGATCGGCAAGGTCGCGGGAACGCGGCTGGGCAAGCTTGCGGAACTGATCGGCGGCCTGGCGCTGATCGCCTTGGGCAGCAAGATCCTGCTGGAACACCTCGGCGTGCTGGCTGGTTGAATCAGCCCGGACCCCACTTTACGCTTGCCGCCAGCCGACGTTAGGGGAAACCATCGGCCCTGACGCCCCAAGGCCGCATCAAGGAGACGCCCATGCGCCCGCCCCTTTTGCTCATCGCCGCCATCGCGGCCCCTCTGGCCCTGGCCGGATGCGCCACCAGCGGAGGCCAGCCGACCTATCAGGAAGAAATGACCAAGCTCGACGCTGAATGCGTGGCGCGCGGCGGCATCCTGACGCCCAGCGGCATGCAGACGGGTCGCCCTCAGACCGACTATCTGTGCAAGATCACCGGCGGCGCTTCGAGGCTTCCGCATAACTGAACCTCGGCGTTGAAAGCCCGCGCGCTGGCGCGGCCAGATCGGCCGTAATCCAATAATATGAGATGAAGAATCCGTGGTGGTTGGAGGCGGGATCGAACCGCCGACCTGTGGGTTATGAAGCCGCCGCGCGCGACCCCTTAGGCGATTGTTTCGACTTGCCCTTTTTCCCGTCTCCCTTGGGGGCTCCGGGACTATTCCGGGACAGCGCCGCAAGGCCAGCCTTCACGTCGTCCTCGATCGCATGGGCGTAAACCATCGTCGACTTGATGTCGGCATGGCCCAGGAGGCGCTGCGCCAGACGAAGGTTGCCCGTCTCCCGCAGGATCTGCATGCCGCTGTGGTGGCGCAGGTCATGGATGCCTCGCAAACCCTTGGCGTCCTTCAGTCCAGATCGCTTCATCGCCCGACGCATGGCGATGGCGGCGCCAGACGGCTTGAGCGCCTTGAGGATGACCTTGCCGGCAGGCCCTGATAGGCGCCGCTCGCGATACCAGACCGTCTCCAGCTTCGCCGCGCGCGCCCGGCCGAGCCGAGCCGACAGCATGGCTGCATCCTCGGGCAGCAGGGGAATGACGTGGTCGTCGCCGCCCTTCCGGTCTCGAAGGCGGACGCGGGCGTTGTTGATGTCGGCCACATCGAGGTCGTCGAGCGAGAAGAACAGCTCCGACAGGCGGCATCCGTAGCGGGCGGCGAAACGGATCAGGTCGTGCCAGTGAGGCAGAACCTCGGCCTCGACCCGTTCAAGTTCATCCCCGACAAGCTCCTTGGGCCGAGGCTTCGGCTCCTTCAGCCGCAGGGCCTCCCAGTCGATCTCTGGCAGCCTAGCGCCCCATGCCTTGCGGGCGCGGTTCAGGATCGGCCGCAGGGTGTCGATCATGTCCCGGTTCACCGTCGAGTTGGACGGCAGGTATTCCTTCGCGCCCTTGGCCTTCGACTTGACGATGCCCTGACCGCGGCGACGTTCAATGGCCGTGGCGATGTGGTTGGTGGTGATGTCGCAGATGCGCGTCCCAGCCCCGACGACGGCCATCATGCGCTCGATCCGGGCTTCCAGACGGGCGCCGCCCTTCAGCGTCGTGCCGCGCTCGGTCCACCAACGGCCGGCAGCCTCGTCCAGCGTCATCTGAGACGCGTCGTCCAGTTCGCCGGTGGCGGCCTTGGTGCGGATGCGTCGCTCGACTTCCTCGGCCTTGCGCTTCGTCTCCACGCCCGTCGAGCCGTGGTAGCGCCTGCCCTTGTACTGGAAGTCGTAGGCCCAGTACCGGCTGTTCTTCGGCAGATAGACGGACATCAGGGATCGACGCGATAGACGCGCGCACTAGCTAGGCCTGGGGGGCAAACCTTGTCCTCGATCCTGTAGATCGCCTCGCGCAAGGGCTGGACAGGATCTGTGGCGTTCAGGATCTTGGCGACCGGAACGACTTCCTCTGCGAGCTTCTCGTCGTCCGCGCCGAAGGACGGGAAGCCGCCTTCGATTATCACCGCTTCGGCGGTTCGGCGGACGGGCCTGAAGGCTACGGCTGAGTTCTTCATCTGGATCTCAGCGTCGTAGATCGCGCCCTTGATGCGATGGTCGTCGGTCATTTCGTTCAACTTCCTAGCGTCCGGCCGTCTTTTTGCGCTGGCTGAACGGCACGACCTTGGATTGGACATGAACCGTGGGCCTCGGCTTCTCCTCGCGGACCGGGGCGTCAGCCTGCGTCAGATAACAGCGTATGTCACCCTCGGTGTAGGCCCGACGTGCGCCTCGGCGGACAGCGCGGATCACGCCCTCCTCCGTCAACTCGCGCAGAGTTCCGGCGTCCATGCCCAGCAGCTTGGCGGCGGCCTGGGCGGTGATGATGCAGGCGTCAGCGAAAGCCATCTGGATGCGGCGCTCGGTGGCCGGGCCGATGGTGGGGGCGGTATCGTTCGCCGGGTTCATTGCGCCACCCTTGTTCCGAAGTAGAGCCTCGCCGACGAGGGGCCGTCATAGCTGCCGTCTTCGGCGATCCGTTTGAGCAGACCTTCGGCGTGCGCCAACCTACGCTTTGATTGGTCGGCTCGAGCTTCCGCCCTGAGGGCAGCGATCTCCCAATGACGAGATCTGTCGGTCGCTCGATGATGAAGAGACCTTGCTTGATCCAGTTCACTCCTCAGCGCCGCGATCTCTGCGAGGAGCGCTAGGACGGTGGCGGGATTGGCGGCGGCGATGAAGGCGGCGTCAACATCTGAGGGGATCCACATCCCGTCATACCCGCCGTCCACGATGACGCTGTGAGATGAACTGAGCGACCTCAGGTCATCCCCTACCCATTGCCACGGCCCCTTCGTCGCCGCGTCAGCCAGCCTCGCCAGTTCCACATGATCGCCGGAGCCGAGGGCGGTCATGACAGAACCTCAACGATCCAGGCCGAAACGCTTTGTTTGATGGTTTCGTCATCGGCACCCTCCCCGCACCGCGCTCGGGCGCCGAGGGCAATCCATGATGACCACTCTTCGTCGTCGGGGTATAGCGCACGGATGCAAGCGCGAGCCTGTTGCCGGTACTGGTCTTTCCGCGCCTCCGTCATCCGATTCCATGTCCTGCCGCACTCGTAGGCCATCATAACGGCGGCCCGCTCGATCATCGCCAGTCGAGCCATTTCGATGCGTGACCTTCGGCCGCCGCTCTCAACGGGCAAGCTCATGGTCTGCCTCCAGCCGAAGAACGCACTCTCGCGGCATGAAGGGCGTCCAGTGCATCCGCTTCAGCGAAGCATGAAGAGGCTCGCTGCTGGAGACTGCCGATAGCGGCTTTCGTCGCCTTAGCGATCTCTTCATCGGAGGCGTCGGGCCAGTGCTTTCGAATGCCCGCGAGAATTGCAGGTTTCCCTGTCACATCCGGCTCCAACCCCAAGGATTCAGGGTCGGACATGATGTAATTAGCGATCTCGTCGATCTGCGTCGTCATGGCTGCGGCCTCCGATCCGCAAGATTGATCACCTTGCCGCGCACCGGACGGAACGGGCCCGTCTTCTCGCGCTCCCACATCGACCACAGGTCTTCCGCCGTGGTGGGGAAGTCGATCTTGTTTCCCTGATCGTCGGTGACCGAGTGGTAGGGCGACCAATGAAGGCATAGCGACAGGTCGTCCTCGCCGAGGGCGTCGGGCGGCCAGGGGCCTGCATCATCCTCCCGGACGCGGCATAGCTCCCCGAGCAAGCACTCAAGTTCATGGGCGAGCGGATTGCAGCCTAGATCGAAGCCTTCAAATCCAGCGTTCACCGCCGCCTGCTCGGTGGCGTCTCTCGCCGCTCGGGCGTCCTTCAGGGCGTTGAAGCCCCGGATGAACTGCTCGCGGGTAATGTTCATCATCCGAAAACCCCCAGTGGTTGATCGGAGCGGGCGACTCCTGCGATCCCCGTTCTATGAAGACGTGGTTGAAGAGCATTTTGGGCGGGGCCATTGGCGCTGCGGGCATGATCCTGGCCGTGCGCCTCCTGTCCCCCAGCCAGACACTTAGATGGATCGAGGACCACCAGGGATTGGCCGCGTGGGTTCAGGCCATTTTCTCGGTAGTAGCGATCCTTGTGGCGGCCAAGTTGGTTCGGCTGGAACGCCTCTCCCATGAAGTGTCGACCATGGCTTCGTTTCAGGGTGTCATTTGGACGGCTAATGACATCATCCAGCAACTGAATGCCGCTATTGATGCCCAGGCTGAAAACCGTAGCCACACGAGGGACTTCCCAGCCGAGCAGTTGGCACAGGCGAAGCAAATACTTGCAGATTTCCCCACGGCTGAGCTCGGTTCGCGACGGGCAGCAAGCGTCCTGCTGAGCATGAGGGCATTGTTGTCGCAAGCCGAGCATGCACTGCAGATCGAAAGGCAGTTCCCGGCCGGAACGAAACCAACCCCACGGAGCAAAAAGATCGCCGCAGAAAGCACCGCCATCTTGGCTGAGGTCGAGCGATGGCTCTCCAACAGAACCAAGCGGCGCAACGATTGGTGGCTGACCTAACCAAGTCACGCGACCCTCCTCGTCTTCCGACACTTCCTGAACCAAATGCGTCCCATCGCCTCCCACGCCGGGATGCAGTGTGTCTTGGCGTCGAGCTTGGCCTCCTTCTCGACGTCGCCTGCCTGAACGATCGCCGCTGGCAGATGCTCGAGGTCGATCTCGGCGAACTCCGGCTTGAACATCAGCATGTCGACGGCCTTGATCGCCGCTGCGCTGACCGGCGCGGCATGGGCCTTCACCAGAAGCTCGACGACCTGCCGAGCGCGCATGGCGCCACGCTTCCGAGCCAGTTGGTCGATGGTGGTGATGGCGACGGTCTCGCCAGGCTTCCAGCCACGCGCGCCATAGGCGCTGATGACCAGCGTCGCCCCGGCCTTGTCGATGACCTGCTGCGCCGTCAGGGCGTCCTCGTCACCGGCGGCGAGCTTGGCCTGGTGCATCTGGATTGGCGTGATCGCCAGACGATCCTGATTATGCCCGACGAAGGCCGAGGCGCGGTCGGTCAGGTCAGCGGCTTCGACCACCAGCACCGGGATCTTGTCGATGCCGCGCGTCGCAGCGCCGATGGCCGTGTGCTGGCCGTCGATGATCTCGAACCCGCGCTCCGACCAGGCGACGATGGGCGGCTTGAACCGACGCCAGTCCCAGCGCTCGGCGATCCGCTTAATCAGGTCCATCGACTTCGGCGACAGATCGCGTTGGTAGGCCGCTTCGATCAGCAGATCGCCCGGAGCCATCCATTCGGTCAGCGGCGGCTCCGTGGGGATAGGAACGAGGCTTTCGGCCAGATCGATAGCCTGGACCGGGCGAAGGGTGTCGGTCTGGACGACCCCCTTATCATGGATGGCTGGGCTCAAATCCGAGCCGAGTTCGGCGCCACCCTCGAGCCCAGTAACGGCGGGCTTTCCGGCCTCGAACTGACCGTTTTCGGCCGAGTTGGGCGCCGCTGCTTCGCTGTCCTCGCTCAGGCGCGTGCGCAGAGCGGCGACCTCCTCGCTTTCAGGCGCAGCCAGAACCGCGTCGATCTCGCTCTGCATCGGGGTTCGTCCCAGCAGATCTGCGTTGTGGTAAAGCTCCTCGAGCTTTTCATCTCGGGTCACGTCGGCCCTCCGGCGCGTAAGCGCGATCTTGATGGTGAGAAGGTTTCGGGCGCGGACTTGGGCGGCCGTCAGGTGCGCCCGAGGAAAGGCGAGCCGCATGTGCTCGGGGCAGTACCAGTCGCCCGGTCCGCGAGGCGCGCCGCACCAGAGCTGCTTGTGCATCTGGCCAGGAGGATAGCTGGGACCGACCGGCCAGCGGCAGCACCGATCGGTCAGGGCGTAGAGCGACTTCATGCATGGGCCCGCCCGCCGCGCCGGGCCTCGTCGCGCGCAACGAGCAGATCGAGGATGTCCCCGATCTTACGGATGCTCTCGCGCTCGTCGTCCGTGAAGTGCGTCGCGAAGTGGTCTTCGAACTGTTCGAACAGATTGACCCGGCTGGTCTCTGTTCCGACGTCGATCCAGAGCGTGTCGCGGCTGACGTGATAGGGCGCCCCGTAGGTCTCGCACATGCTGAGAATCAGGAAGGCAGCGAAGTCGTTGGCTTCGGCGATGACGCTCATGCGCCCTCCCCCATCCCAGCCAGCACCTCTCTGCCTTGATCGGTGAGTTGCGCGATGCCGTTCCATCCGTTCGGCCAGCGCACGAGACCGCGCTTGATCAGCGCCCCGACCGCCTGAGGCGACGCCCCGACGATCCGCCAGGCGCTATAGCCATGGTTGCGGTTCTCGACTTCGCCACGGGCAACAGCCTGCAGCGTCTGTTTCTGTAAGGGCGTCATGCGGCAGCTCGCAGCAAGAGTTCGCAGAAGCCCATACTCCCGACGCCGAGGGCGCCGCCGAGCACGATGAGCTTCCAGATCGGGGTGTTGTGGTGGGCCGGGTTCGACCAGGAGCGGCGGATCACAGCAGACCTCCCGGCCCAACAGACTGCCCGCCGAAGTGAAGGACCGGCAGTTCGTGCTCTGGCCGACCCGCGAGCTGAACCGACTCGAGGTTGGGCTTGTGCATGCCGAGTTCGAACGCCTGCCGGATCGCGTCCTTGGAACCGGGGTGGCATTTGCCAAAGTCGCGCATGACCTCGCGCCAGTCCTGAGGCATTTCCAGATCGCGAAGGCAGGCCGCGTGCTGGGCGATCAACGCTAACCCTTGGGCTAGGCTCTCGTCGCTTTTGTCCCGGATGGTCCGAGCGGTGACCTGTTCGTCGCCAATCGCGTCGGCGCGACTGGCGTACGTCCGGCGCCCTAGGAAGCGAAGCTCGCGAACCAAGTCGAGCATCAACAGCAGGCCGTCCAGGTGCGGCGGCTGCATGGAGAAGAGGTCGGTGATCGCTTCGTCACGGTCCGCCCACGCCTTCTCGAGCGCATCCACGTTCGTGGTCGCCTCCAGCGCTCCAATCCGCTCCTCAATCCCGCGAAGCCCGGCGACGGCATCGTCCCAGTCGCCGCGGCTGGGCTGGCGCTCGATCATCTCCATGACGGCCGCCCGGTAGGAGGCGAGCATGAGGACATGGTCTTCTTCGGCGTTTGGCGTGTCGCCGTCTCCGACGCGCCCGACCAGCTCCGCGAACGCCTCGGCCCTGGCCACCACGTCGTCCAGGTCGGAGAAAGGCGCGTGGGCCACAGTCAGCGCGACAGCATCCAACTGCCGCAGCATGTTCCGCCACGCGTCGTCGGCTTTCGCCTCGGCTTGGCTGGCAGCTTCCTTCTCAGGGCCATCGGCGGCCGCGAAGTAAGCGTCCTGGGCCTTGGCGTGGACCTTGCCCAGTTCATAGGCCCGCTGCTTGACGGGGATGGCAGCGTCGATTGCGGCCCGCAACGCCTCCGAGTGCACCGACATGCTGTGCAGGGATAGGCGATGCATCTCGGCTTCGTGGCGCGCTTGGGTGTGGCTGGGCTTCTTCTGTTCAGCCGCCGCGCTCGCGCGCTCGGCAGCGGTCAGCGCATCATCAGCGCGGGGGTCAGCAGGCTCGGCGGCGACAGGGCGTGCGTCGGCTGGCGCTGGAATTTCTTGGGTAGCAGACACGGGCGTCTCCTCGGTGATGAGGAGACGCTATGCGTTATGCATAGCTCATGTCAACGCATAATGCGTAGTTATCGCCACAGGCCGCTTGCGTCGATCGACTTTCTTCGGCGCTTGTCCTCGTACACGGCCACCACAACGCCGACCAGTTCGAGACCTTCGATTGCAAAGAAGTCGGCGTGGGACATCGTTTCCTCGTCGCGATGAACGCCTCTGAAAGGCACGTACCATTCGGAGCCGTCATCACGTTGCGAGATCACCCAAGTCGACAGCGACCGGCCTTTGGAGGCTGGGGCTGAGATCAGCATCTCGTCCCCGACCATGATCGGTTGCCCCTTGGTTGTGCACACGATGACATAGGTCGTAGGGGGGCCTGGCTCTACGGTATAGGCCGCGAGTTCATCGAAGCTGTAGCCTTCCGCTCCAACCGGCAAAATGGGTGCTTCTGACCTCGACAGCGCGGCTTCAAACTGAACGCCAAGATGGCCGAGCACAGGCGTGCCGACAGAGTCCTCGCCCCCTTCATCGCTCGCCCCGGTCATCAAATGGCTCCAGGAAACGCGGAACGCTCGGCCGTACCGCTGGGCTGCATCAATTTGCAGCCCCCGAGATCCATTCTCGTGGCCCAGATATGTGCTCTCGGTCCAACCAAATGCCTGCGCGGCCGCGGTAGCGGACCGGAAGCCGGCCTTGATGCGCGCTGCTTTCAGCCTTTCGGCAGGAGTCGTCATTGCGTTGCTATAGCGCAGATCATTATTCGATGTGCATTGACTGAACCTACGCACTACGCATAGTTTCTCGCCATGCAGAACTTCCGAGACATCATCAGCCTCTGGCCCACAGTCGCTGCCATGGCTTCTGACGTAGGCGTCGGCGAGAGGACGGGCTTCTCTTGGTGGCAGCGAGATTCGATCCCGTCCGATCGGTTTGCTTCTGTCGTGAGAGCCGCTGCGAAGCGCGGCTACATTGGCGTCACCGCAGATGCTCTCGCGATCATCGCCGAGCGCCGGCGGATCAGCCGGGGCAGTCATGACGGCAACGATATGGCGGCCGCCTGATGCAGGTTCGCCCGCACCTTCACGCTGTGGCCGTCAGCCCTGCTGAAGCAGTCGGCTTGTCCGCTCGCCCGACCAGCTACGCGCCAGGCGCCCGCCGCAACTCCATGGCGGATCGCCCGCAAGATTTCTGCGGACGGCTCCGGCCCGCTGTTCGCCCTGTCCAACATCTCAACCTCCCTTTCGACCCTGCCAACATCGGCGACGCCGTCCAGCAGGTCATCGGAAAAGCAAAGGTCTCATTTCCATGCTGACAGACCGCCTGCAGGTCTTGTTGACCGCCCAGTTGATCGAACGCTGCGGCGGGCTCGAAGAGGCGTCGCGCGCGTGCGGCGCCAAGGGGCAGCCTTACTCCGTGGCGCAGCTCTCGCGTTGCCAGACGCTGAACTCGGGGTGCTCGCTTCCGCTGCGGATCATCGTCTGCCTGGAAGAGTACTGCGGCGAGCCCGTCATCGGTAAGGCGCTGGTCGAGGCTCGCCCCGCGTCAGCCCATATCGACTGCGCTATGACGGAAGCAGCCGAGACGACCGAGGTAGCGGCGTCGTTCCAGTCGAAGGTGCGCCGGGCCGTCGCCGACGGCGTCGTCACCGCCGCGGAGCAGGCCGAGCTGGAGCGCGAAGCCGAAGCCCTGTTCGAACAGGCCCGCCAGAGCCGGGAGGCCGTGCAGCGGCTTCGAGTGGCGGCATGAGCGCGGTCGTTTCCATCGTCAAGAACGGACCCGAGATTCGCCTGCTCAGAGAGCGATGCGGACTCAGCCAAGCGCAATTGGCGGAAGCTATCGGCACGTCACAGCAGACCATCGATCGCATAGAGAGGGGCGTGGTTTTGTCGTCGAGGTCCAGCGGTCCTGCCCTGGATTGCTTGCGATCAATCCTAGCGAAGAGAGAAGGCCCCGGCATCGCTCCCACATCTGGGACGGCCGCCCCGACCAGCGACGTGGTCATCCACGCCCAGCACGAGATCGAGGTCTACCAGAACTCGTCCGGCGGCATCGTCGTGAAGATGGAGGCGGGCGGTGTCTACGAAGAGGACCAGGTCGTGGTCATCAGGCCGGAGAACATCGACGCGATTGTCGCGGCACTGCTGCGCGTCAAAGGGGAGGCGCTGTCCTGATGCGCGATTACGGCAAAGTGGAAACGGCGCTCTGGTCCCACGACAAGATGCGGTCGCTGTCAGACGATGGGAAGCTGCTGTTCGTGTTCCTGATCACGAGCCCGCACTCGACCATGACTGGGTGTTTCCGCGCTCCCGCTGGATATGTTTCGGAAGACCTCGGATGGCCTTCCGAAAGGGTTCTGAAAGCCTTTGGGGAACTGTCTGAAAGGGGCATGATCACCCGCGATGAGGCCTCTCAATGGCTGGTCGTGCACAACTTCCTGAAGTGGAACCGTTTCGAAAACCCGAACGTCGGAAAGGCCGCCGAAAAACTGGTCGGTCAGATCGATGATGCCAACCCGGTAAAGCCTGTTCTGGCAAAGGAAATCCTGCTGCACGGACGGAACTACCCCGACGCAGCGAAGGCTGAACTCGAAACCCTTTTGGAAGGCTTTGCTAAACCCTGTCGAAATCAGGAACAGGAACCCGAACCAGAACCAGAACCAGAGCCGAGCTTCGCTCTTGTCGCCGCCTCCGCGCCGACTGCCCCTCAGCGCCTTCCTGATGGACTGGTTCAACAGGCCTTCGACGAATGGAACGCTATGGCGACCAGAGCAGGGCTGCCCAAAGCCCGTTCGCTGACGAAGGATCGACGACGGCATCTGGAATCGCGCCTTCGGTCCGATGGTCTCAACGTTTGGCGCGAAGCGTTGGCGAAGGTCGAGGCAAGTCCCCACTGCACCGGCGTCAATGATCGAGGCTGGAAGGCCGACTTGGATTTCCTGTTCCAAGCCAAGTCGTGGAACCGCCTTCTGGAGGGGACCTACGACCATCGTCCGGCGGCGAACCAAAATAATCGTGGTGGGCGACGCGACTGGGATCCCATCGACCAGGCTCTTAACGGCATCAACTGGGATGCTCCTGACGAGGATGCGGCATGAACGACCTTACCCCCCACAAAGACGGCGGATCGCCGGACCGTCGGAACCAGAGCGACGACAAGGCGGCGTCGATCCGTCAGAGCCTGGAGCACATCCATCGACACCATCTTGCGCCCTATCGGGCATGGGATGATGCCCAGAAGATTGGGCATTCGGAACGCCAGCAGATGCGCATGCGGCCCCAGTTCCTCGTCCCGCAAGTCCATCAGCCCGATCACCCGAAGACCGAACAAGAGCGCGAGCAACAACTCGGTATCTTCGATCACGCCATGCTGAACCAGCCATCTCGGATGGACATGGCGGTGATGCGGAGACGTTTGGCCGAGGCCGCGGGAAAGAAGCCGGACCCGAAGCAGAACCGACTGATCGCTGGGCTGATGGTCGGCGCATTTCCGAACGTCCGACCATATAGCCCCGAGACCTACATGGAATCGCTCATCGCCGCGCTGAACGAAGCCGATTTGCCACCAGCCGCTATTGCGAAAGCCTGCAATCACATAACCCGGACGTGCGCCTTTCCGCCGACGGTTGCCGAGGTCGCCCAGGCGGCGAGCGACGCGTACGGCGTGCTGAACGGCGCGATCAACAGCATCGACCAGTTCAACGAAATCCTGGACTGGGCCAGCGAGGTCCGTTCGTGGCTGAAGTCGGTGCCCTTACTCGCGGAGAACAATTCCAACCGCGACCGCCCGCCGGCACCGCCTAAGAAGTTCACGATAGGCCGCAACCGCCCCGGAAGCGTCGGCTGGGTATGACCCTCCCCCGCATCACCAACGGCCAGGCCGCCGAGGTCGACCGGCTCCGCAAGGCCGGAAGGACCGACCGCCAGATCGAGCGGATCGTGGGCCTGACCTATGGGCTGCTGTCAAAGCCGTACCGGGTCGGGGAAGATCCGCGCCCTATCCTTGACCGCGAAATCAGGGGGACCGTCTGGGTCTATCCCGCCAGAACCGAGACCGAGCCCAAATGAGTAAATCCGACCGGAAGAGGAAGCGCGACCGAAAGAGGTACGAGGCACCATCGGCACCCGGTTCCTGGAAGCGCCCCACCGCAGGGCAAGTGGAGGCCAACGACAACCACGCGAATGACAACGTCAGCTTGGTCAAGATCGGCGACGTGTGGCTGACCGCCGGCCAGTCGGTCCGTTACCACGAGGCCCTTCGAAAGCTGGCGAGCGCGAGCCTCGACCAGAAGCGCGCCGGCCAAGCCTCCCTTGACGCCCTGGAAGACGAGATCGCTGAAGCTCGCGAAGCCAAGCGCATGAAGGCGGTTCGCAAGGAGATAGCCGACCTCGAGGCGCGGCGCGGCGGCGCGCTCACGGTGGAGCAGGCCAGGGACACCCGCGGCCAGACATCGGAGCGCCTGCGCGTTCCTCGCGACGGTCTGGAGACTTTGGCCAGCGCAGGTTCAATCTCCCGACGCGAGTTAATCGCGGGCGCCCGCTTCCGGGCAGACTTAGAAAAGATCGACCCCGAGCGGCAACTGACGCCCCAAGCTATCGATGGCGCCCGGAAGATCACGCGCGGCGGCGAGGGCTTTCAGAAGAAGCGGCTCGAAGCCGAGCTGCGTATCCGCGAGGTCCACTGCCGGATCATGGGCGTACCGGTTGATGGTGACGCCTGGCCTTTGCTCGACCCCGGCCACCCAAAGCTCGAGACCATCCGCGTGCTCGAGGCGGTCGCGGGTAAGGGTCTGACGATGACGGCCCTGACGAACAACTTTCGAGTGCGGGCGAAGCTTCTGGCGTTCCTGAAGACCGGGCTCAACGCGGCCGCCGCGGTGTACGGCGTCCCGACCGATGAATCGTTTTAGGTCTGGACCAGACAACGCCGTTGGGCCAGCCTGCCGCTTCAACCAAAGGGGGCTTCAATGAACCAGATCGAAAAGCTTCGCGCAGAGCGAGACCAAAAGATGCGGGAGCTTGAAGAGAAAGTCGCGGTTGGGGGAGACGACGGCGAGAAGAGCATCCTCGCAGACCGGATCAACGAGATCAGCGACGAACTTGAGAGGCTGGGCCACAACGACGATATCCCCCCCACTTGACGTGTGCGCGTTAAAGTCGGACATGTGCCAAATCGGGCATCAAGCCCACAAGAAGGCTCCTCCCTCGCGGCGGGGCCTTTTTCGTTTCCGCTCCCGACCATGTACGGCGCTACGGCAATGGCTGGATCGGCACCGGATCAATCGCCCGTGTAGAGGGGATCGCCCTGACCGGAAATACGGCTCCAGCCCGTGATGAACGTCTGGGCCCAGTGGATGACCTCGACTTCATCTAAGTCCCAAGGATCGTCGTTGCTGTTTTTGCGAGAATACGCCGCTTGGTCGAGGCGCTTGAGGAAGCGCTCTTGAAAGGACGGGTCGGTTTCGTTCAGGGTGTGCACGAGAGCCGTGATGAGTGTGGCGACGCCGGTCTTGGCGCTGTCGAGCTGCGGGTTTGTCGGGCGATGCATAGCGTTCTCCTTGGTTGAACGCTGATAGTTCTTTGAGTCTCACTGCATCGCAACGCACGGGTCGCTCCGGTGCAATGTCAATAAGCGACAGACGGCCGTACCGCTTCGCCCGAACGGGCAACACCAATCTGCGAGGGTGCCGGGATAGCTCAGCAGGTAGAGCGCCAGGCCAAAGGGTCGACCCTCTGGAGGTCACGGGTTCGAGTCCCGCCTCGGCTCCTCGCAGACACTAATCTGACGGCGGCGTGGAAAGCAGACACGCATTCGAAGGCCCGGAACCCAGCGAGGGTGAATAACGGCTGTTGATCTCGCCATGTGGCCGCCGAAGAAGCGCCATGGAGTGCAGGCCCGTCCTAGCCGGAGTAGCGCCCGGCCCGTCAGGTATCCCTCCCTTAAGGGCGAGAGGACGGCAGGCTTAGGGTTGGGAGTCCCGGCCTGGCCTGCCGTCTGCCCTTCACTTCGCGCCATGGTGGCGCAAACCCCACTCGCCACGCTGCGTGGCAGCTCGGAGGAGTCGCCATCGCCCCGCGCCTGACGTCCCTGCCACCCCGGTTCGGCTCCCTCGCACCTCGCATCGGCGCCCTATCCCGAGGAGCCAAAAGGGATCGAAGCGCGGCGCCCTGGCGGTCATGGTACTCGACCAAGCGCTGGTCCGAACTACGGCTCAAGGTGCTGGAGCGTGACGGCTACATCTGCCAGCGTTCCGGCGTCGTCTGTTCAGGCGTCTCCCCCGAGCCGAACAGCCCGGTCGTGAACCACAGGATCCCGCACCGTGGCGACCCCGCCCTGTTCTGGGACGAGACCAACCTCGAGACCGTGACCAAGCAGGTCCACGACACCATCATCCAGGCCGAGGAGCAGGGAAGCCTGCACACTCGAGGCGATTGGGACTGAGGAGCCGATCATGGACTTCACCCTGACCGCCCGTGTCGTCGTCCCGTTCTGGCTTCCGCCTGCTGCGTGGCTGCTGATCCGCCTCGCCAGCCTGCGGGCCATCGTCACCGGCAAGGACATCACCGACGAAGACGCCGAGGCGTTCGGTCAGTGGTACCTCAACCGCATCCGTATCGAGGTCAACTGATGGATAAGCCCGTCGCCCCGCCGAACCGAATCCGCCTCGGCCACACCGGCATCGAGTGGAACGCCGGCGAGCCTCGTCCCGACGCCGCCAAGCGCCATACCATCGCCGAGAACCTCGCATGGGGATCGCTGATCGCCGCCGTCGCCTTCGGCTGGATCGTCGCTATCGCGTGGTCTTTCGCCTGACCCACGGGGGGGTATGTCTGAGGTCAAAACGGCCTTTCGCCGGAGACCCGCGCCCCCCTCACGCGCAGATTTTTTTCCCAGAAGTCGCGAGTTCAGCCGATGACCGAAGAAAAGCGGCGCGGCCGGCCGGAGCATGAGCCCACGGAAGAGACCCGGCTCAAAGTCCGTGTTCTCAAGGCCGGAGCGATGTCGCAGCTCGCCATCGCCGAGGCGATCGGCATTTCGGAGCCCACGCTCCGCAAGCACTATTCTTCCGAACTGGATCAGGGCGGCGCGATCATTACGGCTGAAGTTCTGATGGCCCGATACCGGGCGGCGATGGGCGGTAGCGTCCCCGCCCAGAACAAGCTGCTGGAACTGGCTGGCACCCTTCCCCCGAACAAGATGGGCCGCCCGCCGTCGACCAAGGCCGAGCCCGCGCTGGGCAAGAAGGCCGAGGCTGAGCTGGCCGCCCAGGACGCACATGAGGGAACTGGATGGGCGGACCTGGTGAAGCACTGACCCGGCCGGGCTGGGACTTCTCTCAGCCCGATTGGGAGCAGCGTCTTCGCGAGGGTCGGTCTCTGGTCCCCCACCTACCGCTGGACAAGGCAGAGGCGGATCGAGCGGCTGCGATCTTCGACCGCCTTCGACTGCCGGACGTCAAGGATCAGCCGACCTTCGCCACCGCCGCAGGCGACTGGCAGCGAGACATCGTCAGGGCGATCTTCGGCTCGCTGATCGACGGCGAGCGGATGGTGCCGGAGGTTTTCCTCCTCGTTCCGAAGAAGAACTCGAAGACGACGGGCGGCGCCGGGATCGCCCTGACCGGCCTGCTGATGAACGAGCGCCCCACGGCCGAGTTCATCTATGTCGGGCCCACGCAGGAAGTGGCCGATCTGGCCTTCCAGCAGACCAAGGGAATGATCGAGGCCGACGAGGCCGGGTTCCTTCAGCGACGCTTCCACATCCAGGAGCACAAGAAGTCGATCACGGATCGCCGCACCAAGGCGAAGCTGAAGATCAAGACGTTCGACGGCAAGGTCGTCACCGGTTCCAAGCCCGTCTTCGTCCTGCTGGACGAACTGCACCTGATGGGCGCGATGAACAATGCGTCCAATATCATCGGCCAGATCCGCGGCGGTCTCCTGGCGAACCCCGAAGCGGTGCTGATCATCATCACCACGCAGTCGGACAAGCCGCCGGCCGGGCCCTTCAAATCGGAGCTGAACTACGCCCGACGCACCCGTGACGGGGAGATCACCAACTCGCGGATGCTGCCCATCCTGTACGAGTTCCCCCGCTCAATGCAGGCTGACCAGGCCAAGCCGTGGCGAGACCCAAGCAACTGGCCGATGGTCACCCCGAACATCGGCAGGTCGATCACGCTGCCCCGCCTGGTAGCCGACTATGGCGCGGCGATGGAGAAGGGCGCCGAGGAGGAGCAGCGCTGGGCGTCCCAGCACCTGAACATCGAGATTGGGATCGCGCTTCACGCGGATCGCTGGGCCGGCGCCGACTACTGGGCCGGGGCGAGCGAAGTTCGAAGCCTGGAGGAGTTGCTGGAGCGCTGCGAGGTCGTAGTGGCCGGCATCGACGGCGGCGGACTGGACGACCTGCTCGGGCTTGGCGTGATCGGGCGCGAGAAGGGCACCCGCAACTGGCTGTCATGGAGCCGCGCCTGGGCTCACATCCGCGTTCTCGATCTTCGAAAGGACATCGCCGAGCGGCTTCGTGACTTCCAGAAGGACGGTGAGCTGATCGTCTGTGACGACCCCGAGGAGCCCGCCCGCCAGGTCGCGGCCCTGATCAAACAGGTCAAGGACGCGGGCCTCTTACCCGAGCAGCACGGCGTAGGCCTCGACCCTTGGTGCGTCGCGGACCTCGTCGAAGAGCTGGCTCTGGTCGAGATCGCAGGAGACGAGCTAGTCGCGGTTCGCCAAGGGTCGGCCCTTTCCCCAGCAACCTGGGGCCTCGAGACGAAGCTCTACAAGAAGACGATGCGCCCGGCGAAGTCGGCCATGATGGAATGGTGCGTCGGCAACGCCAGGACTGAACAGCGCGGGAACGCCCAGCTGATCACCAAGCAGGCGGCCGGTAAGGCCAAGATCGACCCGCTCGTCGCGGTTTTCAACGCGGCCATGCTGATGAGCCGTAACCCGACCGCCCCCCGCAAGCGGAAGCCTCGAATCCATATCCTCTGAAGGAGGCCGGAATGAACCGCGCCTATAGCGTCCTTGAGATCAAGGCCGTCAGCGAAGATGCGCGCGAGATCGAGGGCATCGCCACCACCCCGTCGACCGACAGGATGGGCGACGTCGTCGAGCCGCTCGGCGCCAAGTTCGCCGCGGAGCTTCCTCTGCTCTGGCAGCACGACCATCACTCGCCCGTCGGCCACGTCCGGTTCGGCAAGCCGACCGCCAAGGGCATCCCCTTCAAGGCCACAATCTCCCAGGTCGAAGAGGAAGGCGAGCTGAAAGCCCGCCTCGATCTGGCCTGGCAGTCCGTGAAAGCCAAGCTGGTCCGCGCCGTCTCCATCGGCTTCCGCGCCATGGAATACGCCCTGATGGAAGGCGGCGGCGTCCGCTTCACCGAGACCGAGATCCTCGAGCTCTCGCTCGTGACGGTCCCGGCGAACGCCGACTGCACGATCACCACCATTCGCTCCATCGACAGCGCTTTCCGGGCCGCGTCCGGCCGACCGGAAGACGAAGACGTGGATCGGACCCCGCCCGGCGCTTCGGGCACCTCCAAGGCGGCCCGCCCGGTCGTCTCTCTCAAACCGAAAGCGCCCAAGGAGGGCACGATGGATATCGCTGAACAGATCAAGGCCTTCGAGAAGGCTCGCGAGACCAAGTCCGGTCGCATGACTGAGATTCAGAAGGCTGCGGCAGACGAAGGCCGCACCAAGAACGAGACCGAGCGCGAGGAGTTCGACACGCTCCGCGAAGAGATCAAGTCGATCGACGCCGAACTGAAGGACCTGCGGGATCTCGAAGCTTCCGACGCCGCCACGGCCAAGCCCTTGGGCAAGGTGACCGATCCCAAGACCGGCTCCGACGCTCGCGCGCCGAGCCGCGTGGAAGTGAAGACGCCCAACCTTCCGAAGGGTACGGCTTTCACCCGCTTCGCCATCGCTCTGGGCCGCGCCAACGGCAACCGCATGGAAGCGCTTGAGATCGCGAAGAACTGGAAGGACACCCCCGAGGTCGAAGCTGTTCTCCGCGCCGCGGTCGCCGCCGGCACGACCACTGACCCTGACTGGGCGGCTCCTCTCGTCGAGTATCAGAACATGGTCTCGGAGTTCGCGGAGCTCTTGCGCCCTGCGACGATCATCGGACGGATCGAGGGCCTGCGTCGCGTGCCATTCAACATCAAGATCCCTCGCCAGCTGACGGGCTCCACCGTCAACTGGGTGGGTCAGGGCAAGGCGAAGCCGGTCGGTGCTCTGTCCTTCGATCAGATCACCTTGGGCATGACCAAGGCGGCCGGCATCGTCGTCATCACCGACGAACTGCTGCGCGCCTCGAACCCTGCAGCCGAGGCTCTGGTTCGCCAGGACCTGATCGATCAGATGGCCCAGTTCCTCGACAAGGACTTCGTTGACCCGGCGAAGGCCGCTGTGGCCGATGTTTCTCCCGCGTCGATCACCAACGGGGTCACCCCGGTCGTCGCCAGCGGCACGGATGCGGACGCTCTGCGCTCCGACATCCAGAAGCTGTACGCCAAGTTCGTCGACGCCAACCTGTCGATCGCGGGCGCCGTGTGGCTGATGCCGGAGACTTCGGCTCTGGCTATCTCGGGCCTGCGCAATCCGCTGGGCCAGAAGGAGTTCCCGGAAATCACCGCTCAGGGCGGCGTGCTGGAGGGCCTTCAGGTGGTCGCGTCGCAGAACATCCCGGCGAATCCGGGTTCGGGCGACCCGCTGACCGGAGCGGGCAGCCGGATCATCTTGGCCAAGGCCTCGGAAATCCTGCTGGCGGACGACGGTCAGACGCTGCTGGATGTGAGCCGCGAGGCCTCGCTGCAGATGGACAGCGCGCCGGCCGACGGCCCGCAGGAGTTGGTCAGCCTCTGGCAGAACAACCTGGTCGGCATCCGCGCCGAGCGGTTCATCAACTGGTCCAAGCGCCGCCCCGGCGCCGTCCAGTACATCGACAGCGCCAACTACGGCGCTGCCGGCTGATCGACCGAAGAGGCCCGCTGAGATTTCGGCGGGCCTCTTCCTTCTCACAGGAGATCGCCCATGGTCGAGAAAGTCGATCTGATCGCCAGCAAGGCGATGACCTACGCCACGCGCCGACTCGTCGCCGATGACGTGTTCAAAGCGTCTCGCCGGGACGCCCGACTACTGGTCGCCATCGGCAAGGCCAAGTTCGTCGATGCGGCCGAACAGCCGCCCGCCAAGCCGAAGCCGCCAGCACCGAAGGCTAAGCCCGGCCGCGCACCCGCCAAGCCGAAGGCCCGCTGACCTTGGCGTCCGTCTATCTCGTCCTGATCCTGGCGCTGCTGGCCGCCGTGCTTGGCGTCGCCGGCGTGGCCGTGCTGTTCGGGCATGGATGGGCGTTGATCGCGGCCGCCGCCTTCTGCGCCGCTGCGGCGGCAATCCTGCGCAAGGGGCTGAAATCGAATGCGTGATCTCGGCATCCTGCGAACGGTCCACAACGCGCTCGTGCAGCGCTCCGGCCCGCTTCAATCCGTGGCGGCTCGCTCTGGCCCGCGGACGATCTTGGAGAGCTTCGCGGGCGCCTGGCAGCAGAACGTCGAGGTGCAGACCGCTGACGTACTGGCTTTCCCGACGGTCTATCGCTGCATCAGCCTGATCGCATCGGACGTCGCCAAGCTGCGGGTGAAGCTGGTCCAGCGCGACGCGGGCGGCATCTGGTCAGAGACGACCAGCCCGGCCTACTCGCCCGTTCTACGGAAGCCGAACCTCTACCAAACCCGCATCCAGTTCTTCGAGTGCTGGATGATTTCGAAGCTGATCAGGGGCAACGCCTATGTCCTGAAGCAGCGCGATGGCCGAGGGGTCGTGACGCGCCTTCACGTGCTCGATCCCGACCGGGTCGAGCCCCTTATCTCGAAAGCCGGAAACCTGTTCTATCGGCTGAAGACCGATGAGCTGGTCGGGTTGCCCGACGAGGTGATCGTCCCCGGCCGCGAGATCATCCACGACCGGATGAATCCGCTATATCACCCCCTCGTTGGGGTCTCTCCGATCTATGCCGCCGGGCTCGCCGCCGTGCAGGGCCGCCGCATCCAGGAGGAGAGCGCGACCTTCTTCGCCAATGGCGCCAAGCCAGGCGGCGTCCTCACGTCGGACAGTGATATCGACGCCGCTGACGCTCAGCAGATCAAGGCCGACTGGAAGACCATGTTCTCGGGCAAGAACGCCGGGAACGTCGCGGTGCTCGCCGATGGGTTGAAGTACCAGGAAATCCAGATCACGGCGCACGACTCCCAGCTGATTGAACAGCTGAAGTGGTCGTCGGAGACGGTCTGTTCGGTCTTTGGCGTGCCCTCCTACAAGGTGGGGGTCGGCACGCCGCCTTCGCACGACAACGTCGAAGCGATGGACACCCAGTATTACGCTCAGTGCCTGCAGACGCACTTCGAGCACATCGAGCTTCTGCTGGATGAAGGTCTGGCCATGCCCGAGGGCCTCGGCACCGAGTTCGACCTGGACGACCTGCTGCGCCTCGACAGCAAGTCCCAGATGGAAGTGCTCGACAAGTCCAAGGGCAAGATGACCGTGAACGAGCAGCGCAAGCGGCTTGGCCTCAAGCCGGTGGATGGCGGGGATACGGTCTACCTGCAGGAACAGGACCACAGCCTCGCCGCTCTGGCGAAGCGCGACGCCCGCGAAGATCCGTTCGCCAAAGGCGCCGCTCCTCCCGCCCGCGAGCCAGCCAACGACAACACCGACGACGAGGCCGAGGCCGAGGCCCAAGCCAAGGCCGCGCTCGAAACCATCGCAAAAGGGTTCAGTCTGATGTCAGACGGAAAGGCCTTGGGGGAAGCAATCGTCGCCCAGGTGCGCGGCTTCGTGGACAGCGTGATCGCACCCGTTCTTCTGCGCCTAAAGGCGCTTGAGGACGCGGCCCCAGCGCGGGACGGCAAGGATGCTTGCCCGGCGGAGATCCAGCGAATGGTGGAGGAAGAGGTCGCCAAGGCTGTGGCCGCCCTGCCCAAGCCGGAGAACGGAAAAGACGGCCGCGATGGGGCAGATGGGGTCGGTCTGACCGGCGCCCTCATTGATCGCAGCGGAAGCCTCGTCCTGACCTTCAGCAACGGCGACACGAAGGAGATCGGCGTCGTCGTCGGTCGGGACGGGACTGATGGCCGGGACGGCGCTGATGGTGAGCAGGGGCCGGCCGGGTTCGACCTCGACGACTTCGACGTCAGCCAGGGCGAGGATGGCCGCACGATTGAGCTGCACTTCGACCGCGGCGACCTGCGCGTTACCCGCGAACTGGAACTGCCGGTGGCCATCTACCGCGGCGTCTTCAAGGAGGGTGAGGCCTACGCGATCGGCGACATGGTCACCTGGGGCGGCTCGGTCTGGTCGTGCGTCGCCGCCGGAGCGGACAAGCCCGGCGATGGCTCGAAGGCTTGGGTTCTGGCGGTCAAAAAGGGCCGCGACGGCAAGGACGGCAAGGACGGCGAGCGGGGCCCAGAGGGCAAGGCGGGTCCGGCTGGCCGTGACCTGACCCAGCTCGGGATGGACGGCGCGAAATGGTAGAGCTCGTCACGCTCCCCGAACTGAAGACCCGGTTGGGCTTCGACTTCGACCATGACGACGCGGCGCTGACCCTGATCCTCGTCGAAGCCCAGGACCACGTGCTGAAGTACGTCGACAAGACGGACGATGCCTGGACGGATCAGACGGTCCCGCCCCGCATGAAGTCGGCGATCATCATCACGTCCGCCCGCCTGTACGCCAATCGGGACAACGACGGAGAAATCCTCACCCCGGCGGTGAAGAGCCTACTGCGGCGTGACCGAAAGCCCGTCGTCGCATGACCCGGAAGGAGAACGACATGCGGATCCTGACGCATCGCGCCAAGGCCTGCGCTTGATGGTCGACCTGAACGCATTGGTGGCCTTCCACAAGCGAGATCTCGACGGCAACGGCGATCCGTTAGGAGCGTGGGCTGAAGTTTTCCGCTGCCGTGCAGCCATTGACTACCAACGGGGCTCAGAGACGGCGATCGCGAACCGTGTTGAGGGCCGTCAGCCCGCGACTATCATCGTGCGCGACAATCCGACGACGCGTGAGGTCACGGCGGCCTGGCAGGTCAGGGTGATCGCGGGGCGCAGGGTCAGAGTTGGGGACGCCTTCAATATCCAGACGGTCACCCCTGCCCGCGAAATGGGATTCATCAACCTGCTGGGCGTGGCTGGCGGAGCCGCAGGCTAACGACGGCCAAAGCGGTGCCGCCCTTGAACACTGTGAGCTTGCTGACTGAGGAGGTCTCCATGCGCGTTCGCTTCACTGAACCCTATGATTACACCCCGTCTGCTGATCGGCGGGTGACCTATGCCTATGCGGCTGGAGCTGAAGAGACGGTCAAGCGCGAATGCGGCGAAGCAGCCGTGAAGGCAGGCAAGGCCGTTGAGGTTGATCCGCCGGCTCGCCGCGACGAGGCGGTCGGAAATGAGACGGCGCGCCGTGTCCAGAAGCGGTGATGTTCACGCCCACTTCAACATGGACGTCTTCATAGCCATTCAGGTCGTATCCTGCGGAGCGACGGGCTGATGTCCGGTTTCGGCGGCGGGAAGAAGCGGCTGTCGAAACGGCTAGCTGCAATGCCCAATGGGGTCCGCAAGGCCCTGCGGGCGCAGAACCGGAAGAACGCCGAAGAGCTGGTCCAGACGATGAAGGACTTCGCGCCGATCCAGGATGGCGCGCTCGTATCTTCGATCAAGCGCAAGGACGTCTCGAACAGCACGCGGATCACCCAGAGGATCTCGGCGGGCAATCGGGAGGCGCCCTACGCCGCCTGGGTCGAGTTCGGCACGAAGGCCAGCGAAGGCGAGGCTCCGCGCCAGAACAAGAACTATCGCCGCACGGAGGTGATGACGAAAGGCAAGCGTGCGCACGCCGCCACCGAGGCCCAGCCATTCTTCTGGCCCGCCTATCGATTGAAGCGGAAGCGGTTCAGCGCCCGGATGATGCGCGCTGCGAAGAAGGCGATGCGGGAGGCCGGCGGCAATGAGTGATCCATCACTGGCGTTGCAGGACGCGGTCGAGCAGGCGCTTCGCACGGATGCGACCCTGCTGGCCGCCATGGAGACGGCGAAGGTTCGGCTCTACGTCATGAGCGCCCCGGTCGGCGCTCCTTATCCCTATGTCGTCATAGGCGAGGATCAGGTGCTGGACGACGCCACCGAGTGCGCGGAGTCGAGCGAGATTTATACGACCGTGCATGTCTGGTCGCGGGTCGATGAGAGCGTCTCGGCCAGCCGTCGTCAGGCCAAGGCTATGGCGGCCGCTGTGCGTCGCGCATTGAAGTTCATCGCAGCCGTCCCCGGCTTCGATCTGGTTCTCGCTGAGTTCGAGACCACGCGTCATTTGACCGACCCCGACGGCCTGACGGCTCATTCGGTCATCAGTCACCGGTTCCTGCTGGACCCGGCGTAACCGCCCCATACCGGGGCTTCATCCGACAATATGGAAGGAGTCCGTCCCATGGCGGATATCAAGCACGCGCGCGGCGTAAAGCTGCTGATCAAGGTCGCCCGGCCGAATGCGCCGTCTGTGTTCGAGACGTTCTGCACCATCAATGCCGAGCGGGGCATCACGTTCACGGCGGGTCTGAACGAGCAGGAAGTCATCGACTGCGAGGACCTGGAGGCTATCGCCTGGGTTCTGCGGGAGAAGACCAATCTGTCCGCGGCCATCACCGGCAGCGGCACCGTCAACACGCCGGACATCGACGTGTTCTACGATTGGCTCGCCGACCCGAACTCGTGGCCCACCAAGGTCATCATCGACGTGCCGGGCGCCGATGGCGGGGTGATCTTCACCGGAAACTTCCACATGAGCGAGTTTTCGGTCACCGGGAACAAGGGTGAGAAGATGCAGGCCTCGACCAGCCTGTCGTCGGACGGCCGCATTACCAAGGCGCCGAACAGCTGATGAGCGGTTCGGCCATCTTTCGGGCCGAGTTCGCGGGGGAAGACCGGACGTTCCGGCTCCCCCTCGGGCGGCTGCGCGCGGTTCAGGAGAAGGTGGACGCCGGACCGATGGAACTTCTGCAGCGCTATGCGGGCGGAAGCTGGCGGATCGACGACGTGCGCGAGGTCATCCTGCAGGGTCTGATCGGCGGCGGCATGGATGCGCCGCGCGCCGGGCAACTGATCAAGACCGGGTTTGACGACCTGCCGGTCCTGCCGTTCGTCCCGCTGGCCCAGGGCGTCGTCATGGCGGCGCTTTGCGGATCGGAGGATGAAGACCTGGGGGAGTCGCCGGGGGAGGCCAGCCCGAAGAACCCCTCCCCCGAGGAAAAATCAGGTTCGGAAGCATCTACGGCATCGCCGCCGCCATCGGTTACGATCCGCGCCAAACCGACGACCTGAGCCTGTGGGAGTTCGCGGCGGCGGTGACGGGGTGGTCGAAGGCGAACGGCGGCGATGTGCGCCCGCCCGCTCCTACGCCGGAAGAGCATGACGCCCTGATGCTGAAATATGCGCACGTTTGACGCGTGGTTGCGGCGGACGGCGGAACACCGTTAGGCTGGCCTCCTTAACGGGGAGGCTGGGCTATGGGTCTTTTTTCGTTCTTATTTGGTCGAGCGCCCAACCGGGGGGTTGTCCAGCGGCCACAACCTGAGCGCGTCGTGGCGACATCGGCGCGGCCGTTTAGGCTGGCTGGAGACGGTGAGTATGGGTTCGAGGTGGTTGGCGAGAGCTATCGCCAAGAGGCCCTGTCAGCCATCTGCGGCGGCCCCTGCGAAGATGGGCATGACTATGAGTGCGAAGCGCTGCTGGTGCCGGATCCAACGAACGAGCATGACCCCAACGCGGTAAAGGTGATGATTGAGGGGCGGCACGTCGCATTCCTCGCCCGAGACGATGCTAAGGCGCACCTGGCCGCTTTGAGGCGACTAGGGGTTCCGGGTCAGCCAACTCGGTGCGCCGCGATTATCAACGGCGGTTGGCGGCGCGAGCGGCGGGATGGATCCGTCTCTGAGGGTTCGTTCGGGGTTGAGCTAGATATCACCATGCCGCTGGAGATCGTGTCGTAATGAGCGGCATCATGCGTCTGGTCGGTGTGGCGAGCTTAGCCCTAATCGTGGCTGGGTGTGGCCCCTCTGGAGAAGCCAAAAAAGCAGTGTCGCGGGAAATGCGCGATCCGTCATCTGTGCAGTTCAGAGACGTTAAAAGCGTCAAGCAAGCTGACGGATCGACTGCTGTTTGCGGTGAATACAACGCAAAAAACGCATACGGCGCGTATGTGGGATTCGAGGGATTTTCATACCACTCTGGTCGCGTTTATCTTCAGAAGTCCAATCCTGACATGACAGACGCGGGCGAAATCGCTCAGGCGACAGAAGGGCTTGAAGCGCACACTCGGCTGTGCGTCCTGAAGGGCCAGACGATTGAAGAAGTGCAGGCCGAAACGAAGCGCATTCTTGAGAGCGTGGAAGCCATGAAGCGGGGTTCGAGTTAATCGAGCGAAGGCGCGGCTGATCCATAATCATCCACCCGGCACTGCGCCGCCGGGCAGTAAGCAAGCAACAGGGCGATCCTTCGGGGTCGCCCTTTTCTATTGGGGTGACGCATGGCGCGTGACGTTGAGTCCTTAGTGCTGATGATGTCAGCCGATCTGCGACGTTTCCAAAGGTCGATGGATCAGGCGAACTCGGTGGCCCAGAAGCGACTGACGGCCATTGAGTCCCAGGCGCTGAAGTCCCAGAAAAACCTCGAGCGCATCATGGCCCGCGCGGGGCAGGGCATGGTCAACAGCCTGTCGAGCAGCCTGAAGGGGCTCGCTCCGACGCTGGCCGCGGCGTTCTCGACCCAACAGGTCATCCAGTATGCAGACGCGTATACCAGCCTGCAGAACCGGCTGAAGGCAACGGGACTGGAAGGCGAGGCGCTGAAACGCGTCGAGGACGGCCTCTACGCGGCGGCCAACCGAAACGGGGTTGCGGTCGAGGCGACGGCCCAGCTCTATCAGCGCGCCGCTATGGCCCGGCAGAACCTGGGTGCCTCCGAGCAGCAGTTAATGCAGATCGTGTCGGGGACTTCGGCGGCGCTGAAGCTGCAAGGCACCTCGGCCGGTGAAGCCTCGGGCGCCCTGTTGCAGCTGGGCCAGTTGTTGGGCGGCAACATGGTCCAGTCGCAGGAGTATAACTCCCTGATCGACGGCCTCCCGACCGTGCTGGAGGCGGTGGCCAAGGGCTCGGATCGATGGGGCGGCAGCATCAACAAGCTGACGCACGACGTGAAGGCCGGAAAGGTCACGTCGCAGGAGTTTTTTCAGGCGGCGCTCAAGGGATTTGCGGACATTGAGGCCCGTGCCGCGGGCTCGACCACCACGGTCGGGGCGGCGCTTCAGACGCTGAACAACCAGCTGGGCCGGTTCGTCGGTCAGACAGATAGCAGCCTCTCCGCCACGGCGCGGATGGCGCAAGGCATCGAATGGCTGGCGAACAATCTCGACACAGTGACGCAACTCGTCGGGGTCCTGGCGGCGATTATGGGCACCCGTTACGTGCTGGCCATGACGGCCGGTAGCGGTGCAACGATCGCCGGCGCCGTGAGCAATGTTCGCTATCAGGCGACGCTCCTGGCGATGGAAGCACGCCAGACGGGCGTAACGCGCGCGACAGTGCTGTCCACGGCCGCCATGCGCGGTTTCAGCGCGGCCATCGCGGCCAATCCGGTCGGAGCTGTTGCTGTCGCCGTCACGGCTCTGGTGGCGAGCATCTATTTTCTGAACCGTGCACTTGAGGACAGCCGCAAGGTCAGCGACGGGTTGACGGTCACGACCAAGGCGCTGGACCGGGCAACACAGGATTATACCAAGGCAGCCAATCTGGCGGCAGAGGCCACCGGAAAAGAGGCGAAGGCTGCTCGAGAGGCGGCGGCGCGTAAGCGAGAGTTAGCTGTCGCAGCCCGGGAGTCGGCGCGCGCCAAGCTGGTGGAAGCGCAGGCCACGGTGGTGCAGATCGCGGCGGAAGGCCGTCGGCGCATCGAGGCGGAACGGTTCAATACGCGCGGGGATCGGGCGGGCACCACCAATCCGTTCGGCAACGACCGTGAGCGGATGCTCCAGGCGCAAACGGACGCCAAAGCGCTCCAGGAGCAGATTGACGCCACCAACGCCGCCATCGCCGAAGCGGACAAGGCCTTGCGCGGCACAGCGCCGCCGCCGTCGCCGGACGCTGATCCCAAGAAGAAGAGAAAAGACACCGGCCCCACACCCGCCGAACTCGCAGCACAGCGGCAGATGCTGGACTTGCAGGCCGAGATCGAGCTGCTGCGCGCCCAGGGCCGCACGGCCGAGGCCGACGCCGCACAGGACCGGCTCGATACGCTGAACCTCACAGCACAGTATGAAAAAGCGGAGTTCACCAACGCCAAGGCGAAGGCAGAGCAGCATGTGAAGGCGCTGGCCGCCGCGCGTGAAGCGAACCGGGCGGCCGAAGAGGCGGCGGAGCTGGCCGAGGGCGAAGCCCGGGCGGTCCAACTGACGCGAAACTTCCTCCTCGACATGTTGGACGTGCAAGAGCAGCTGGCGCTGACCGATCGAGATGCGCTGGACGTGCGGCGCCAGATTCTTGCCGTTCGGCAGGCCGAGCGTCGCGCCGCGCTTGAGGCGGCAGCGGCCGACGCCGACGCGACTGAGGCTGAGCGCGCTGCGGCTCGCGGCGCACTGGCGAACCTGCCCACGCTGGAGAAGAACGAAAATCGCGCGCTAGACGGGTCGAGCCAGGGCGCGCGAGACGCGCAGAACATAGTCGCAGACCTGCGCGCGCCGGAAGACGCCATTGAGCGCGCTCGCGAAGCCTACGCAGAGCTCGACCGGCTCCGCCAGGAGGACGTGATCAGCGAGCAGGAAGCGGCTCTAGCAAAGGCCCAGATCGACGCTGATCTGCGCGAAAAGCGCTTGGCCGGGACGCAGATGATGCTGGGCGCGCTGGCGACCCTGCAGAACAGTTCGAACAAGAAACTGGCCGCTCTCGGGAAGGCAGCGGCTCTAGCGCAAGCGACGATCGACGGCGTCCTTGCCGTTCAGAAGGCCTGGGGCTCGGCCCCCTATCCGTTCAACCTCCCGGCCGTGGCCATCACGACGGCGGCAACTGCGGCCAACATCGCCTCGATCGCAGGCATGGCGGACGGTGGCCCCGTCAGGGGCGTCGGCGGCCCTCGCGAGGATAACCAGCTTCGTTGGCTATCGGTCGGAGAATACGTCGTCAACGCCAAGGCGGCCAAGAAGAACCGAGCGATGCTGGACGCCATGAACTACGGCGGCGGTATCGCGCGAATGGCGGACGGCGGCGTTGTCGGCGTCCCCAACTTCCCGAACGTCGCGGCCCTGTCGCGGCCGTCCAGCAGCAGCTTCTCCTACTCCCCCACCATCGACGCGCGCGGGGCGGACCTCGCCGCCATCGAGCGCCTGCGTCAGGTGATGGACGAGGACCGCGCCAGCTTCGCGGCCGGCGTAGGGGGGCTCGGGGAGAGGGGGGCGGGCTAAGGGGGGGGGGCCCGCCGATGACCATCATCCTGCCGCCGGCCGCACGCAACACCGACTATCTGATACGGCCGGTCCGCAACTCGGAAGCGCAGCGCGCGGGCACCGGCGGGTCGCTCACGTCCCTGCGTCGGCCCGGCGACCACTGGGCCATTGAGATCGCGCCGGGCGCCCTGGCCACCACCTGCGGGCGACGGCTGCTGGCCGACATCGTGCGCGGCGTCGGTGAACGCATCCGCGTGCCGATCCCCCAGCGCGGACTGGACACCGGCGAACCGGGCTCGCCTGTCGTCCGTGGCGAGGGGCAGGCCGGGTCGTCCCTGAGGATCTTCCGCATGCCGATCGGGCACCCCTTGGTCAAAGGGCAGTTCGTCACGCTGGCCACGGCCGACGGCGCCAGCGCGCACATCCTGACCGCCGATGTCATCGCCAACGGCAGCGGCGAGGCGGTTCTCAGCCTGTGGCCGATGCTGTGGCTCGAGCCGCGCGACGGCGACCCCGTCGAGGTCCGCGCCCCCTACGTCGAGGGCTTGATCGTGGATGAAGGCGGCCAGGCGTCCAACAGCTTCCCGGCCGTGATGACCGACAGCTTTACGATTGAGGAGGGGTGATGGCGCCTGATCTTGTCGCCGCGCTCAAGGCCGGCTGGGCAATCGTCCACTTCGTCACCGTCAGCCTGCCCGGTCATACGATCCGCTGGACCGACGCGGGCTTCGCTCGCTGGGGCAGCGGCGTGTGGAAGGCGCGCGATCCGATCTTCGGGACGCTGCACGAAATCAGCGACATCACGGACGGCATTGACGACGACGCCTCGCCGGTCACCCTGACGATCACGCCGCCGTCGATGGCGGCGCTGGAGGCGATGGCCTCGGCCGACGCTCAGGGCGGCTGGGTGGTGATCCATCTGGCGGCGATCGATCCGGCCACCGGCACGCTGGCGACGCCCTATCAGCTGCACATGGGCGAGCTGGATCAGCCGCGTCTGGCGGCAGGCAAGGTCCGCCGGCTGGAATACGACATCATCACCGGCGACGCGCGCGGCCTTCAGCCGAACGAAGAGCAGCGCCAGTCCGACGCCTTCCGCCAGCTGATCTGGCCGGGCGAGCGGGGCGACGAGTTCGCCACGGAAGGCACCAAGCTGGTCTACTGGCGCGAGGACGAGCCGCGCAACGCAGTCGGCCTGCTGAGCGGTCGAGGCGGCGGCAAGAAGGACGACAACAAGGCGATCGAGTTCAGCTATGAGCCGAACGCTCCGCTGGCCTTTCCCTTCGGCCGCGTCGGGGTCGGCGGCTCGCTGCGCTATCGCGTCGGCTATGGCCCCACGAACCGCTGGCAGTCGGTCGTAGCCACCGTCGGGGCTTCCGGGCCGGTCAAGGGCCTGGTCAACGCCTCGTTCGACGACGAAATCACCTTCTTCGACGCCAACAACCGCGCGACCAACGGCTCGCACCGTGGCGAAATGTGGTTCAGCTTCCTGCCGGGAGCGCAACCCTCGCCCGCACTGACGGCTCCGACCGGACCGAACGCCGATGGAGGGCCGGCGGGCCTGTGGAGCCCTGCGCACAAGCTGTCGGGCCGCCCCTGCTTCATGTGGACCGGCAAGGAGAACTCCAAGAAGAGCGAGTATCGCGGCGGGCTGCCCAAGCCGGTTCTGACCATCGACGGTCTCTACGGCTACGACCCGCTGCTGGACAGCACGCGCGGCGGGACCGGGAACTGCCGGATCGACAACCCGACGACGTGGCCCTGGCTGAATGAGGGGGCGCGTGCAGCGCTCAACTGGGCCATCGGCCGGTGGGAGGGACGGGCGGCCAGCGGGCGCTATGGCGTACCCTATCAGACCTGGGCGGTCGGCGGCATCGCGGCGCCCATCCAGACCATCGACGTGCAGGCCTTCGCCCATGCCGCGCGGATCGCCGATGCGAACAACTGGAAGGTTGCGGCCGTCCCGCGTTCCGACGAGGACAAGGTCGACGTCCTGAACGACCTGCTGAAGGCTTCCGGCGCGGTACGTTCGCGCCGCTGCGGCATGATCTCGTGCGTGTCGTTCGGGGCGCCCACGCCTTCGGTGCTGACCGCGACCGAGGCCGACACGATCGCAGCGCCTCAGGTTTCGCTGGCGCCGTCGCGGCTGGACCGTCGCAACACAGGGATCCCGTCCTTCCTCAGCGCTCAGCACCGTTGGGAACTGACGCCGATCGCTGCCGTGACGGATCAGGACTGGTTCGAGGAGGACGGCGGACGCCACACCGAGGGCTATAGCTACCGCTATGTGCCGGCCGCCAAGCAGGCCGCGCAGCTCTGCTATCTCGACATGGCGACCGAGCGCGAGAAGGTCGAGGCCGAGGTCAACTTCAAGGCCTGGATGATGGCCTTGGAGCCCGGCGTCGCCTTCGATTGGGCGGCGCGCGAATACGGGCTGGACGGCACCAAGGTGCGGGTGTGGAAGCGCACCTGGTCGCCGCGCTCGTGCTCGGTCAAGATCAAGTTCCGCGAAGAGACGGACGCCAAATACGCCAAGGCCTTCGCCCAGACCGGAGAGGCGCCGCCGGCCTTTGCGCCGCCCCTGCCTCCCGTCGTTAGCGTGCCGGTCAACCGTCCGATCTGGACCAGCGATCCCTATCCGGTCACTGGCTCGCCGGGCACGATCAAGGTTGCGCCGCACGAAGCGATGATGCCGTGGGGCGAGATCGTCAGCATCGCCGGCGCGATCATCAGCGGGCTGGACGGCACGAAGATCTACGGCGTGTTCTGGCGGCCCGCCGATAGCGACGGCCAAGGCGGCGGCGTCGAGGTCGAAGCCTATCCGGCGTCAAGCCATATGGCGGACGGCAGCTGGATATTCCTCGGCTGGCAGGCGCCCGCCAACGAGCGAGGAGAGTTCCCGCAGCTGCCCGTTGCGCCGCCTGGGCATGGCGGCATCGGCGACGCTCCCGGCCTGCCCATAGCGGGCGACGTCATCCCGACCGCCCCGACCATCGTCGGCCTGCAAGGTCAGATCAACGCGGCCTTCGGCGACATCTTCGACGTGTCGGAACTGCTGGCCGATGCGCGGACCGAGCTGGACGCCCAGGGCGCCGAGATCGCAGCCGCGCGGGGCGGGCAGGCGACCCTCAGCGCTCGCATCTCCCAGGTCAATCAGGCCCGGATCGACGGCGACGAGGCTAACGCGATCGCCATCAGCGGCGTTGCGGCGCGGACGGCGCACACCGAGGCCGACATCATCGACCTTGAGAACGCCCTTGCCAATGAGACGATGGCGCGGGCGGAGGCTGTCGCCCAGCTTACGGCCCGGTCGACACATAAGCCCAACCTCATCGACAATCCGAGCGGGGCCGGCGCCTTTAGAGGGTGGTCGAAGGAGGGCAGCCCGGCGTCCTATGTAGATGA